CATAACTAAAGAAAGACAAATTATAAGATCAACCAGAGAAAAGTTTGATGAAAAATCTGAGCAACTACCTTTGCTTTTTGCTGGCCTAATTATTGAAGGCGGAATTATTGATTACAACACTAATTTGCTTACAGGCGGAGCAGGTGCCAGGTACCTTGGTATAGGCACCAGTAAACAATATAGAGAAGATACAGTATTAGTAGCGATTCGCGTTGTATCGGTTAGTACAGGTGAAATATTATTAGAAAACCTAACGACTAAAACTTTGTTGTCAGTTGGCCTTTCTAACGACGTATTTCGTTTTGTTGCAAACGACACTGAGTTAGTAGAATTTGAAACAGGAAATGCTATGAATGAAAGTAAGTCTATCGCTTTGCAAAGCGCTATAGAAATTGGTATTGTAGATATAATTAAACAAGGTCGCGAGCGAAATTATTGGAAATACTATGGTGAATAGGTATCTAATTTCTTTGCTCTTTAGTTTATCAGTCTTAGCTGATAACGAAATTTATGTTGATCAAAGCGGCTCTAATGCTAGTATTGATCTTGAACAGCTTGGCAGCTCCAACCTTATCGGTGGGACCTCAGCCGTGTCTGGAACAATGACTGTTTTAGATCTTGATGGTGCTTCTATGACACTAGATATAAACCAAATTGGATCTTCAAATATTTTTAGATCAGACGCTATTGACGGCGGAAACTTTACTGGTTTTTTTGAGTTTGAGGGTGATAGTAACGTCTGGGATCTATTGCTGAACTCAACTGGATTAATAACAGCTGATTATGTAGATCTTAATATTGATGTCACTGGATCTAGCAACGAGGCTGATATCAAATTAGCAGAAGATGCCGATACCTCATATCTCAACCTTGATTGGATTATTACTGGCGACTCAAACATTTTTGACTTTGATATTGATTACGAAAACGCTGTAAACTATATGGATGTCAACGGTAGCAGCAACACCATTAATTTTACAGCCAGTGGATACTCTGGAACCACAGCATCTGACTCTGGCTATTTTAATTTGGACTTAGATGGAAGTAGCAACACATTTGACATCATTCAATCGTCAACTTTGGCCCGTGACTGGCTCTCTATTATTGCGAATACATCTAACTCTAATATTTGTGTTGTGCAAAGTGATGGTGGTACAACCACTACATGCTGATACGATTGGAGATATAACAGAGTTACAAGGCTTTGGTAGGGTAGTAAGAGATCAACCTTATAACGCAGAATTAGACTTTGATATAAATTCTTTAGATAATGTCGAAACAGCATCTGGCCGAATAGCTATAACTTTTTTAGACGAATCTACTGTAAAGCTCACCGAACATTCTGAGCTTTTGATAAACGAATATGTGTATGATCCTAATCCCGATAAGTCAAAAATGGCACTGCAATTTGCAAGCGGTACTATTAGATTTATTAGCGGTAATGCCAACAAACTCAACAAAAAAAATATAACCCTCTCAACACCTACTTCACAAATTTTTGTCCAGGGCACCGATTTTGTATGTACGGTTGATGAAACAGGAAAAAGTTTAATCATACTTTTACCAGATGAATTTGGTGATGCAAGCGGTGAGATAGTGGTGCAAACTGCTATGGGCCAAACTGTCTTAAATAAGCCTTACCAGGCCACTACTACGTCGGTATATGAAAACCCACCCAGCAAAGCTGTTACTTTAGATATAACTTTAGATTTTATTGATAACATGTTAATTGTATCACCGCCAAAAGAACAGTTTACTAATGGTGAAGAGGAGCAAACACAACAAGCCGACTACCTGGAATTTACTGAGCTTGATGTTGATTTGTTAGCCGAGGATTTTTTGCAAGAAGATGAAGATATATCTTTTGATGAACTGGATATAGATCTATTAAGTGTAGATTTTTTAGAAGATCTTTTAGATGTTTTAGATGAACTTAGTATAGCTAAAGAAGAAGACAATTTAACTAATTTTTCAAGTGGTATACAAGTATCTGGAACTAATATAGGCCAAGATCCAGAAACACAAATCACCACGCTTATTCAAGGATCTCAAGTAAAACTTATGCGCCTGGTGAACCAAAACGCGCAGGTTGTTGTCAACGGCGATAATTCTTACACGGTTATATTTATTCAAGACGGTGTTTCAAAAACTGTTCAAATTAACGGAGCCTCAACCTCTACTATTACTATAAGGCAATCTTCTGGATGAAAAAGACAATATTCACAACTTTTATATTACTAGCACTGCCACTGTTGTTTCAGTTATATCCTTTACAGATCCTTAAATTACAAACCTTTGATACTTTTGTAAAAGAATATGAGCCAAGCGGTAATTTTGTCATTCTTAATATTACCCAGGAAGACATACAAAAATCTGGTGGCTGGCCATTCCCGCGCCAGGAGTTAGCTCAAATACATGTGGATCTTTTAAATAAGGGAGCTATGGGTGTTGGCTGGGTAGTATCTTTTCCACAAGCAGATAGATTTGGTGGCGATGATATGTTTTTAGAAGCATTGAGTTATAGTCCGAGCGTATTGGCCATGTTTGAATACGATAACGGTATTTACCCACCTACAAGCGGAACCGTTTTACTTGGAGAAAATATTAGTGGTATTATGTCTAAGGGAGTTGTCCAGAACAGCCACAAATATACCCTAATCCCTCAAGGCTTGTCATCGGCTCCCACCGAAATAGATAATCTTGTAAGACGTATACCTTTATTAATGCAAACACCAGATGGTTTTGTTTCATCTTATGGAACCGAAGTATTGAAAGTTTTGGCAGGATCTAAAACTTACATCATCAAAGGTGACGAAAACGGCATGCAACAAATTACTGTCCAGGGACTACCTCCTGTAGATGTAGATCGTCTTGGCCGCAAATGGATCTCTTGGGTAAAAACACCAGAAACTAATTTGCAAGATATGGAAGTAGAAAATAAATTTGTATTTATATCGGTTGACGCTCCTGGAGTAATGCCACAAGTTGCAACTCCTGTTGGATTACTCGGTCCACATAAAGTTCAAGCAGCTTTAGCCGAGTCAATTTTGATTGAAAACTCTCCGAAAATCCCAGATTGGGCATTAGCGGCCGAAATTTTGATTTTCTCGATTTTTGTGCTCACAGTTTCGCTTGTATGCGCATATCTCACTATGACCAAGGCACTGGCCTTCGGACTAATTTTTATGGCCTTAACAGGCTTCTTAGGCGTTTTTAGCATCCAAAAAGGCATTTTATTGGACTTTTCATGGACTTTAGTGTCTGAATTTGTAATCGGTAGCGTTATTTTCTATTTACGGTTCAGAAAAGAGTATTTATTACGTCAACAGATCAAAAAACAATTTGAACATTATCTGGATCCAAGACAAGTTAAGCAGCTCCAGGATAATCCAGATCTTCTAAAACTTGGTGGCGAGAAAAAATACTGTACGTTTTTATTTACAGATCTTCGTGGCTTTACCTCATTGAGTGAAAAGCTGCCACCAGAAGAGGTCACCGACATAATGAATAAAACTTTAACAGTCCAGGTCAATGCCGTGCAAAAACTTGGCGGAATGACGGACAAATTTATCGGAGACGCAGGTATGTTTATATTTGGAGCGCCCTTAGATCTTAAAGATCAAGAAACAAAAGCTGTCCAGGCTGCTATAGATATTCAAAAAGGTATAGCCGAGCTTAACAAAACTTTATCTACTCCAGTCCAGGTAGGAGTAGGATGTCAGTCGGGAGTAGCAGTGATTGGTAATATGGGATCCGATACGCGGTTTGATTATTCGGCAATCGGTGATCCTGTAAATACAGCTGCAAGATTAGAGTCGGCAACCAAAGAAGTTGGTGTAGATATTTTAATTGGGCAAGAAACTGCAAAAAATTGCAAACTTGTGTTAAAGTCTCTAAAACCTATTAAAGTAAAAGGTAAAAAAGACGAACTTAAGATATGGACGGTATAAATGAGTAAAGTATTATTTGGTGTAATAGGAGTTCTTATTTTGGTTAGTGGTTTTCTCTACACACAGAATAAAAATCTTGTAAGTATCAACCAAGCGTATGAATTACGAGACGTTGAACAAAAACAAGCAATAGAATCTTTGCAAAATGATTTTGCATTACAAACACAAGGATTAATAGATCTACAATCTAAAACGCAAGTAATTCAAAATGAAATGAATAGATATTTAGATATTTTCAAAAGACATAACCTTACAAAATTAGCCGCTGCAAAGCCAGGGTTAATAGAACCAAGAGTTAATAAAGCCACTAAGGAGGTATTTGATGGTATTGAACAAGACAGTCGCAGTATTGACAATCTTGATGATGGCTTGCAGTTGCAGTCTTATTCCAACTAAAAAGGTTGAAATAATATCAAAGCCTGTTGAACGTACAATTGTTCAACCAATATTGCCAAGAGAAATAGATCTAAAAGAACCTTATTGGTATGTAGTATCTGCACAAAACTTAGATGAATTTTTGTTGCAAATAGAAAAAGACCAAGGCCAAGTTGTTTTTTTTGCAATGTCTGTGCCCGATTACGAACTTATGGCCTATAACATGCAAGAATTAAAAAGATACATAAATGAACTAAAAGAAGTTGTCGTGTATTATAGAAAAGTAACAACAAAACAGGAAAAAGAAAATGAGTAAAGCACCAGACGCGTTTGTATATAGAGCAGAGCTTGATCGTGTTGTTGACGGCGATACGATAGACGTAATTTTAGATCTTGGTTTTTCAGTAAAACTACACAAACAAAGAGTAAGACTTCACGGCATCGATACTCCAGAATCAAGAACGAGAGACTTAGCAGAAAAAAAACTAGGACTTGCAGCAAAAGAACGACTTAAAGAGTTGTGTGTAGGTAAATTTAAATTAAAATCTTTAGGTAAAGGTAAATATGGAAGAATTCTGGGAATACCTTACACAGAAGAAGGAGACGATATTTGTGAAATGCTTTGTAAAGAAGGCCATGCAGTACCTTACTTCGGTGGCAAAAAAGAAAAAATATGGGGAGACTACTAATATGAAAATATCACAAGAAGGACTAGCACTTATTAAAAAATTTGAAGGATGCGAACTTAAGGCATATCACTGCGCAGCAGGAGTGCCGACAATAGGTTACGGATCTACTCACGGTGTAACGATGGATATGGAGATAACTCAAGAAGAAGCAGACGAATTGCTTATGGACGATGTATCTAAGTTTGAAGAAGCTGTAGCTAGAGCTGTAAAAGTTCCCTTAGAACAAAATCAATACGATGCTTTGGTTTCTTGGACTTTTAATTTAGGGCCATCAAATTTAAGTAGTTCAACCATGCTTCGTGTTTTAAACGAAGAAAAATATGACGAAGTTCCAGCACAAATTAAACGCTGGAATAAGGCTGGCGGGAAGACACTCCAGGGACTTATTAGAAGAAGGGATGCGGAAGCCTTACTATTCGAGGGTAAGGAATGGCACGAAGTATAGCGATATGTAATACTACACCTAGGCGTAATACGCTTAGAGCTGAGTTGCATAAAATATCGTCGCTACCTTGTTTCTCAGCTCGTTTATGAGTGAAGTATCTTTTAAAGATTTTGATATTTTATCTGAGCAAGATAAGGCTGAGGCTGTTGCCTTATTGCATAGATATGATCAATTAGAAAAACAAGATGGTTGTCAACAAGACTTTATAACTTTCATAAAACACATGTGGCCCGACTTTATTGAAGGATCCCATCATAAAATTATTGCTGAAAAATTCAATAAAATTGCCGATAACAAACTTAAAAGATTAATAGTTTGCCTACCGCCTAGACACTCTAAGTCTGAGTTTGCATCAACTTTTTTCCCTGCCTGGATGATGGGCAGACGTGGCAATTTAAAAATTATACAAACAACTCATACAGCTGAACTAGCTGTTAGGTTCGGCCGTAAAGTAAGAAACATAATAGACAGCGAAGATTATCAACATGTTTTTCCAGATCTCCAACTACAAGCAGATAACAAATCAGCTGGCCGTTGGACAAGTAACCAAGAAGGTGAGTTCTTTGCAGCTGGTGTTGGTGGTGCTATTACAGGTCGTGGTGCGGATCTATTGATTATTGATGATCCACATTCAGAACAAGATGCGCTATCCCCGAAAGCATTAGAATCAGCTTACGAGTGGTACACATCTGGTCCAAGACAGCGTTTACAGCCTGGTGGAATTATTGTGATAGTAATGACTAGATGGAGCACAAAAGATCTGGTTGGCAAAGTATTAAACAAACAAGGCGATGAAAACGCAGATCAATGGGAAGTCGTTGAGTTTCCTGCAATCTTACCAGATTCTGAAAAACCTTTATGGCCAGAGTTTTGGAAAAAAGAAGAACTGCTGGGTGTTAAAGCATCTTTACCTATATCTAAATGGAACAGTCAGTGGATGCAAAATCCAACAGCTGAGGAAGGATCTATAGTCAAAAGAGAATGGTGGAATAGATGGGAAGACGCAGATGTGCCATCGTATTCTTATGTAATACAAAGTTATGACACAGCTTTTTCTAAAAAAGAAACAGCCGACTATTCAGCTATAACAACCTGGGCAATATTTAATAGAGGTGACGAACAGAACGATGAAATCATACTTTTAGATGCAAAAAGAGTAAGGTTTGACTTTCCAGAGCTTAAAAAACTTGCCCTAGAAGAATACAGATACTGGGAACCAGATTGTGTTTTGATTGAAGCTAAGGCTTCTGGTACACCGCTTACACATGAACTCAGACGTATGGGTATACCTGTTACTTCATACTCACCGAGTAGAGGACAGGATAAGGTAGCCAGGATGAATAGTGTTGCACCTATATTTGAGTCTGGAATGGTATGGGCACCAGAAGATGATTTTGCAGAAGAGGTTATTGAAGAAATGGCATCATTTCCGTTCGGTGATTATGACGACTTTTGCGATAGTGCTACAATGGCTTTAATGCGTTTCCGTCAAGGTGGTTTTATATCATTACAAGAAGACTACCAGGATGAAATTAAGTTACTAAAAAAGAACAGGACGGTTTATTATTAAGACATACGCAACAACTTTTGAGTGGGATGGTGTTGAATATTCTGGACCACTAATACATGCAAAAGATTTTACACAAGCTAAAATCATAGCAGAATACCACGGCCTTTTGATTGATGGCGAATTAGAGGCTATTATAGGAACAGAAGTGGAGCTGAAAGCAGATCCACGAAACAAGGTGTTACATTAATTATGGCTATAGATAAATTAGGAACAAACGAAGATCCAGATATAAAAGTCCAAGGATCTTCTGTAGAAATCGTACCAGATACTACAAGAGACGAACAAATTGCAGCAGCAGCACAAATTTTGGTTGATGATGAAGAAATACTTTTAGACCAAGAAATACAACAAGAGTTGGCACCACAAATGAGTTTTGATGCTAATTTAGTAGACTTTATAGATGAAATCACACTTGAAAAAATAGCAAGCGATTTACTTAGCTCAATTAGAGGCGATAAACAATCAAGATCTGAATGGGAAAAAACATACACAGATGGACTCAAATACTTAGGTATGAAGTTTGATGAAACAAGATCACAACCTTTTGAGGGATCCTCTGGTGTAGTGCATCCAATTTTGGCAGAAGCTGTAACTCAGTTCCAGGCACAAGCATATAAAGAAATGTTGCCAGCAAAAGGACCAGTAAAAACAGAAATCGTTGGCGCTCGTACTATTGAGACTGAAAACCAAGCTGAACGTGTCCAAGAGTTTATGAATTATTACATAATGAATAAAATGGATGAGTATGATCCAGAACTTGATCAAATGCTTTTTTACCTTCCACTAGCTGGATCTTGTTTTAAGAAAGTCTATTTTGATTTAGTTTTAAATAGAGCTGTATCTAAATTTATAGCTCCAGAAGATCTTATTGTTCCTTATGAAGCAGCTGACATGAGTTCAGCCGAAAGAATTACACATTCTATAACTATGTCTGCGAATGAAATTAAAAAACAACAAGTATCTGGTTTTTATGCAAATGTCGATATAGGATCTGGCGGCATATCAGAAGATATGAGCGATATAGAAGAAGCAATTGATGAAATACAAGGAATATCACCCTCTTATAAAGAAAATAGAAATAGAACTGTTTACGAAGTACACACTGTTTTAGACATAGAAGGCTTTGAGGATATTGGCCAAGATGGTGTTTCAACTGGCCTTAAATTACCTTACATAGTAACTATTGAAGAAGACTCAGAACAAGTTTTATCTATAAGAAGAAACTATGTAGAAACAGATCCATTTAAAAATAAAATTAATTATTTTGTACAGTATAAGTTTTTACCTGGACTTGGTTTTTATGGTTTAGGTTTATCACACATGATCGGAGGACTTTCAAAAGCCTCTACATCTATTTTAAGACAGCTTATTGATGCTGGAACGCTAGCTAATTTACCTGCTGGTTTTAAAGCCAGAGGAATGAGGATTCGAGACGAGGACGAGCCATTACAACCAGGTGAATTTAGAGATATTGACACCACAGGTGGATCTCTAAGAGAAAATTTAATACCGCTACCAATAAAAGAGCCAAGTAATGTTCTAATGCAGCTTCTTGGTATTTTAGTTGACTCTGGTAAGCGTTTTGCTGCTATAGCGGACATGAATGTCGGCGACATGAATCAAGCTATGCCAGTAGGTACGACTGTAGCTTTGTTAGAACGTGGCACCAAAGTTATGAGTGCTATTCACAAAAGACTACATTACGCACAAAAAATTGAGTTTGGTTTATTAGCAAAAGTATTTAGTGAGTATTTGCCTCCTGTTTATAACTACCAAGTAGGTTCGGGATCAGGTGAAATAAAACAACAAGATTTTGACGATAGAGTTGACATAGTACCTATATCAGATCCTAATATTTTTTCACAAAGCCAAAGAGTTACTTTAGCTCAAGAACTTTTACAAATGGTTCAATCAAATCCAGAAATACATGGACCTTTAGGAATTTATGAGGCTTACAGAAGAATGTATGCAGCTCTTGGTGTAGACAATGTTGATGCTTTGTTACAACCACCTCCAGATAATACACCGAAACCACAGGACGCAGGTTTAGAAAATGCTGGTTTATTAATGGGCCAACCTGCCCAGGCTTTTCCAGAACAAAACCATCAAGCTCATTTAGATGCACATAAAAGTTTATTTTTAACTGACATCGTAAAGCAAAGTCCACAAGTCCAGGCTTTAATAATTTCACACTGTATGCAGCATTTACAATTTATGGCCATGCAGATGGCACAAGAACAAATGCCACCAGAAGTTCAACAAAAAATGCAAGAAATACAAAGTCAAATACAACAAGTATCGCCACAAGAAGCCGCACAAATACAACAACAAATGCAAATGGTTACTGAGCAATATAGCTCAACAATAATGGCACAACTTGCAAATGAGTTCTTACAATCTATTGGTATGGGATCTAGTGAAGATCCATTAGTTGACATTAGAAAACGTGAATTAGATCTTAAAGATAAAGAACTTAATATGGAATCTGAGCAGTTTGTAGCCAAACAAGGTCAAAGACAGCAAGAAAAAATGATGGAAGGACAATTGCAACAAGAAAGGATAAATGTGCAAAAAGAAATAGCAGATGATAAACTTGGAGTTGCTTTAGATAGACTTAAACAAAATGCTGATTTAAAGTTATTTGAATTAGAAAATAAAATTCGAGGAATATTATGACAACATCTTACAAATTGGAAGCACAAAAAAAATTAAAAGCTGAAAAAAAACAATTGCGTGAGCAAGAAGCCATGGAATTAAAACTGCAACAAGAGGCAGAAGATAAAGCACACCAAGAAAATATGGCTAGAATTGAAAAAAAATTAGCAATTATTAATGGTGAGGCACCTGTAGAAGAGAAAAAAGTTGTTAAAAAACCAACAACAAAGAAAAAATCTACAGCAAAAAAACCAGTTGCAAAGAAAAAAACAACAACCAAAAAAGCAACAAAGAAAAAAACTAAATAGATTATGGATGAAATAGCTGTTATAGACAGTATCAAAAAATCAATCTCTCAAAGAGAAAAACAGATACAAGAAACTTTGATGTCTGGTGGACTAAAAGATATTGAACATTATAAATATTTGCAAGGAGAGCTCAGTGCTTTATACTATATTGCAAACGAAATAAGTGATATGGGAAAAAATATATGACGAATATTAAAGAAAATAACGTAATGGCTAAAAAGGTAGCAGAAGCATACGTTGAACCAGACTCAGTGGTTTTAGATCCAGAAAAATTAGATCAATCAATTTTGGATCGTATGCCGCAACCAACTGGCTGGAGAATGTTGGTACTACCTTATGCGGGTAAAGCCAAAACAGAAGGTGGCATTATTCTTACAAAACAAACAACAGACAGAGAGGCTTTATCAACAGTTGTAGCTTATGTGGTTAAAAAAGGACCTTTAGCTTACAATAATAAAGACAGATACGGAGATTCACCTTGGTGTGAAGAAAAGCAATGGGTTTTAATCGGACGCTACTCTGGTTCGAGATTTAAACTTGAGGACGGTGCAGAGGTTCGCATTATCAATGATGATGAAGTGATTGCCACCATACTTAATCCAGATGATATAGTGAGCTTATGACGATACAAGAACAAAATCAAATTCAACCAGAGGTTGAGGATATTGAGGTAGAGATTACTGAGCAAGAAGTTTCTAATGAGGCTTCAAGCGACGACGAACTAGAAAATTACACTAAAGGTGTATCAAAAAGAATAAACAAACTAAATGAGAGAAAAAGAGCTGCTGAAGAAAAAGCAGCTGCACTAGAGGCCGCTTTACAGCAAAGAGAACAAGAAGTTCATGCTTATTACAACCAAGCAGTGCAATCTCAACATAGTTTATTAGCAAAAGAAGAAGAAACCATTAATTTAAAAGAACGTGAAGCTAATGAGTTGTATAAAAAAGCTCATAGTGCAGGCGATGCTGAACTTATGTCAAAAGCTGACAGTTTAAAAAATGAAGTTTCTATTCAAAAAGAAAAAGTAAGAATTGCAAAACAGAGATCCGAACAGAGTTATGCTCAGTCACAGCAAAATTACTATCAACAACCTGTACAACAACAACAAGTCCAGGTACAACCAACTCAAGAGGCTTTAGAGTGGAAGTCAAAAAATAATTGGTTTGGTGAAGAACCAGAAGCTACACAATACGCTCAATATACACATGTAAATTTGGTTAATGAAGGTTTTGAGCCAGATTCTAATGAATATTATAACGAGTTGAATAATAGAGTTTATAAAGTTTATCCAGATTTAAGATCTGATAATGCTGAACAAAGTGAGGGCAGGCCCGCTGTGCAAAGAGTCGCCTCCACTTCCCCAGGAAGTCGGCAAAAAACACAAGGCAAAAAGAACGGTGTGCAATTTTCAAAAAATGAAGTTGACAGACTCCGTGGACTAAAGCCGCATGGCATGACAGAAGATGCCTGGCTAAAATCCGTTGCTAAAGAAAAACAACGCATTGCATCTAGGGAGGCAAAATGACAACTGAAAAAGAAATAACACAAACCAGAAATTCTCGTGAGTCCGAGCAGCACGCTAAAAATACTCGTAGACAACCATGGCGACCAGTAAGAAAACTAGAAACACCTCCACCACC